ATTACATGAATTACATGATTACCTATGAAATGGAAGAATATGACCCAGAAATGGATCAAATGCTGTTTTATCTTCCGATTGTAGGCTCAACATTTAAAAAAGTTTACTTTGACCCACTGAAAGGCCGCGCCGTAAGTCAGTTTGTGCATGCTGAAGATCTAGTTGTGCCTTATGGAGCTACAGATTTACCCACATGTCCTAGAATTACGCATGTAATTAAGATGGATTCTAACGAAGTTAAAAAGCTTCAATTGGCGGGATTCTATCGTGACGTTGATTTGCCCGACAATGGTTATAGCGGCGAAGAAATGTCAGAGGTTCAGGAGACAATTAACGAAATACAGGGTGTTCACCCTAGTAATGCATCTGTTGAACTAACATTGTATGAGGTTCACACTGATTTGGATCTCAAAGGCTTTGAGAACATGGGCAATGATGGCGCTCCTAGCGGCTTAAAACTCCCATATATTGTTACAATCGTAGAAGATACTGGCGAAGTTCTTTCGATTCGTAGGAACTACGAAGAGATGGACCCAATGATGAAGCGCAAGGACTATTTTGTGCATTATAAGTTTCTGCCCGGTCTTGGTTTTTATGGTCTTGGTCTTACGCATATGATTGGTGGCTTGGCACAAGCCTCTACATCTATTTTACGTCAGTTAATTGATGCGGGTACGCTTTCTAACTTGCCTGCGGGATTTAAAGCACGAGGCGCAAGGATTCGAGAAGAAGATAACCCACTTCAACCGGGAGAGTTTAGAGATATAGACGTTGCAGGAACCGATATACGTTCATCTCTGATGCCTTTGCCATTTAAAGAACCTTCAGGCACATTGTATAATCTTTTGGGTACTCTCGTAGACGCAGGGCGGCGTTTTGCTGCTATGGCAGACATGAAAATAGCTGAAATGGGCGGCGAAACGCCTGTTGGAACAACAATGGCTATTATGGAGCGCGGCACAAAAGTGATGTCTGCGATCCACAAACGCATGCATTATTCGCAAAAGATCGAGTTTAAGTTACTGTCCAAAGTCTTCTCTGAAACTATTCAGATGTATCCGTATATGCCATCAACAGAGTTTGGCCCCGAGATATTTGCACAAGACTTTGACGCTAGGGTTGATGTTCTCCCTGTTAGTGATCCAAATATCTTTTCAATGGCACAGCGTATTGCGCTTGCACAAACACAGTTGCAGTTAGTTCAATCAAACCCACAGATTCACGGTGGGCCGCAAGGGTTGTATCAAGCATATCGCAAAATGTATGAGGCACTTGGTGTAAACAACATTGATTCAATATTACCACCGCCTCCACAGCCACAACCAATTAACGCTGCAATGGAAAATAAGATTGCAATTACTGGTGGCATGCCACAAGCATTTCCACAACAAGACCACAAAGCTCATATGGAAACACATTTAGCGATTATGTCTACACCTGTGGTTCAAACAAATCCACAAGCCATGGCAACGTTGCAAGGTCATATTCAAGAACACATAGGCATGTTGGCAGAACAGCAAGCACAGCAAATGGTAATGGAACAAGCAGGGCCAGAAGTGCAGCAAAATCCAGAGGCTATGCAGATGTTACAACCTGCTATTGAACGTCAAGCGGCGATGCTTATTGCCGATTTGACAGAAGAATTTACTCAAACAGTTGAGCCTGTGGGTGAGGGAACAGATCCTCTTGTTGCAATTAGGCAACAGGAATTACAATTAAAAGCAGCAGATATGGAGCGTAAATCTACAGAGTTTGATGCCAAACAAGAACTAGAGCGTGAGAAAGAAATGATGGACGCTAGTTTGGCTCAAGAGAGGCTAAATTTACAGCAAGACGCTTTAGCCGATAAAACACGAGTAGCTGAAGATCGTATTCAGACACAGAGAGACATAGCGGCTATCAATGCACAAACAAAAGGAGCTAGACAATGACTAGTAGTATAAGAGCCAAAATGATTGAAGTAGAAAAGGAAAAAAAGGTAGCCAGAAGAGAGGCAATGGCTAATCCAGAGGTGGCAACAGAAATGGTTCGCGCCCGTAATGACCAAGGACATTATATAGCAGATGACCCAAGCACTCCAGAAAACGAAGCATGGGTTGAAAAACCCAAAAAGAAAGCGACCCCTAAAAAGAAAGCCCCTGCCAAAAAGAAAACCGCAAAAAAAGACTAATGGCAGCGTAATAAAACGCTTTAGTAAAATAGCTAGACCCCAGAGATTTCAAGGTATTTTCTAAAACCTTGGGATAAATACTTGTGTTCTCCGATGAATTGTATAATGTCCTAGTATGGAGATCTTATGGACGCACTAAATCTAGCTGAATACCTCTACAAAAAGTTACGTCAACGTCGTGATGACATACAGGTGTCTTTAGGCACAGGTAACATTGGTTCGTTTGATGAGTATAGGTATGCAGTTGGGCAAGTTAAAGGTTTAACGTTCATGGAAGAAGAGATCAAAACAGCAATGAAAAATATCGAGTTTGCAGATGACTAAAAAACTATATGTACCTGACCACATGGCAGTAAAGCCAAAGGATATGGAGAATATCCCTAGACCCATAAAGACCGCTTTTGGAAAAGATAAAGAAGAAAGCAAGAATGAGAGTGATCCTTCTCAAATGGAAGCTTCAGCATTAGAGCGTCTTCCACAGCCAACTGGCTACAGAATGTTAATCATTCCTTATTACCCAAGTGAGAAAACAAAAGGCGGTGTGTATGTTCCGGATCAAGTTAGAGATCGTGAAGCATTCGCAACTGTAGCAGCATATGTTGTAAAACTTGGTCCCGATGCATACCAAGACTCCCAGAAATTCCCAACTGGTTCGTGGTGTTCTGAAAAAGATTGGGTTCTTATAGGAAGATATGCCGGAAATAGGTTTAAAGTGGAAGGACTTGAGGTTCGTATCATAAATGACGATAATATTATAGCCACAATACTTGACCCCAAAGACATTTCGTATGTATAAGATAACAGAGGAGAGTTTTTGTTATGCAGGCAGAAGCCCAAGAAAAAGAAATTGAAGAAGTAACATCCGTAGAAATAGAGGATGATTCAGAGGTTGTTGAAGATTCTGAAGAGCAGCAGGAGCTTTCAAGCACAGACTCTGATGATGAGCAGGAACTTAGGGATTATGAGTCTCCTAATAAAAAGAAAAATGATCCACAGCGCAGAATTAGGCAATTAACTGCAGCGCGAAAGCAAGCTGAAGAAGAAGCGGCTGCGGCGGTTGAGTATGCAAAGCAAATGCAGGCTCAAAATGAACAGTATAAACAAAGACTTTCTACTTTAGATAAAGGATACATATCTGAGTATGAGGGTCGTATTTCTTCTCAAGAAGCTCAGGCAAAACGTGCATTAGCAGAAGCACATGAAGCAGGGGATTATGACAAAGTTGCTGATGCACAATCAGCAATCGCTCAAATTGCTATTGAGAAAGAACGTCTTCGCGTTCAAAAAAGTAAATCTCAAGTTCAATCACAACAACAAGCACAACCTCAACAAGAACAGCCACGCCAACAACAGCGTGATCCAAAGTTAGAGGCTTGGCTTGAAAAGAATACTTGGTTTGGCAAAGATCGCATTATGACCAGTGTAGCGCGTGGGCTTCACGAAACGCTTGTTGCGGAAGAGGGGTATAACCCCACAACCGATGAATACTACGCGGAAATTGATAAGCGGATACGTCAGGAATTGCCAAACAAGTTTCAGAGTAACAAGAAAAATGTCCAATCTGTTACTCCTTCAGGGAACGGTAGTCGTTCACTGGTAAATGGACGTAAAAAGCAAGTAGATCTTAATCCCGGTCAAGTGAAATTAGCTGAAAAGTTAGGTATTCCCTTGGATAAATATGCTGCGGAAGTTCAAAAACTTGCAGATCGGAGAGACTGATATGGCTGATCGTATTTCACGCGACACTCAAACGCGGGAGCGCGAAGAGCGCCAAGTTTGGAGACCCGGTACAGCTTTAGATGCTCCGGAAGCCCCATTGGGCTATAAACATCGTTGGATTCGCGAATCCGTGATGGAATTTGATGACAAAACTAACGTACATAAGCGACGGCAAGAGGGATATGAACTCGTTCGTGCAGAGGAATATCCAGATTATACAGGTCCAGTTGTGGATGAAGGGCGAAACGCAGGCATCATAGGTGTCGGCGGTCTTGTATTAGCTCGTATTCCGCAAGAATTGGCAGATCAACGCAATCAGCACTACCAGAAGACTACACAAAATCAGATGGATGCTGTTGATCGTGATTGGATGCGCGAAAATAACCCTGCGATGCCAAAAATGGCACCACAACGTAAATCAAGCGTGAGTTTTGGCTCACGACCTAAATCTGATGGAGATTAAAGATGGCGAATTTAGACGCACCTTTTGGCCTTCGTCCTGCTCGTACAAGTTTAAGCTCTCAACAGCAAAACCGTTATCGAATTGCTGCAAACTACAACACCTCTATTTTTCAGGGTGATCTAGTTGCAATGGTAACTGGTGGCGGTATTGAGAGAGTTGCGGCAGGTGGTTCAGGATTTATTCTAGGCGTTTTTAACGGCTGTGAATATACTGATCCTAGTACAGGAAAGCCAAGATTTTCTAACCACTATCCGGCAAACACAAATGCGGCTGATATCATAGCTAATGTTATTGATAACCCAAATGCGGAGTTTGAAATTCAAGCTGATGCTGCATTTCCAGTGACTGACTTAGCAGGTAACTACGACATTTTAGCAACAGCAGGAGATACCGTATCTGGTATGTCTCGTATAGAGCTAGAAGTAGGAACTGCGGATAGTACGGTAGCAACCCTACCACTAAAAGCAATCGACATTTCTCAAGATCCTGAGAATAGCGATACATCGTCGGCAAATACAAATGTAATTGTCAGAATTAACAACCACCTGTTCAGTGCTGGCACTGCGGGTCTAGCGTAAGGAGACTGAGTTATGGCTATTTCAAGATCCCAACTCGTCAAAGAGTTAGAGCCGGGCCTTAACGCTTTATTTGGTATAGAGTATGATCGTTATGAGAACGAACATGCAGAAATCTTTGACACAGAGGCATCTGATCGTGCTTTTGAAGAAGAGGTAATGCTTGTTGGTTTTGGTAATGCTCCAACCAAAAATGAAGGTGCCGGGGTGCAGTTTGATAATGCAACGGAAGCATTTACTGCTCGTTATTCACACGAAACAGTAGCTCTTGCTTTTGCATTAACAGAAGAAGCTGTTGAAGATAATTTGTATGACCGCCTTGGTGCTCGTTATACAAGAGCGTTAGCTCGTTCAATGGCGCACACAAAGCAAATCAAAGCAGCATCTGTTTTAAACAATGCGTTTGATAACAACTTCACTGGTGGTGACGGTGTTGAATTATGTTCAACGGCACACCCACTAGCGGGTGGCGGTACTTTCCGTAACGAATTGGCAACCGCTTCTGACCTCAACGAAACTTCACTTGAGAATGCTCTTATTGACATCTCAACATTCGTTGATGAACGTAATATGATTGTCGCGATGCGTGGACTTAAACTAATTGTTCCTCCGCAACTAAAATTTGTTGCGGATCGTCTATTAGAATCAACTCTTCGTGTTGGTACTGCTGACAATGATATTAACGCAATCCGTAACATGGGTATGTTGCCAGAAGGTTACACTGTTAACCATTTCTTGACAGACCCAGATGCGTTCTTCATTAAAACAGACGCTCCAAATGGCTTTAAGCACTTTGAGCGTTCTCCAATGAGAACAAATATGGAAGCTGATTTTGACACAGGAAACATGAGATTTAAAGCCCGTGAGCGTTATAGCTTTGGGTTTTCAGATCCACGTTGTGTTTTTGGTTCACCCGGAGCATAATTTGTGTTAACATAGGGCATGAACATTTTTCATGTTTTTGCTCCTTTAACTTAGAGGCGGCGCGAGTCGCCTCTTTATTTTTTAAAAAAGTATGTTATTCTATCGTCATCCCTGACAGCGGCATGGGGCTGCTGACTCAACCCAAGACAGGAGATCGACATGGGTAGAACAACTTTTTCTGGTCCTGTATTAGCAGGCACAATCAAAGAAACTACGGGTACAACCCTTGGTTCAGATATCAAAAATACAGGTCATGTGGTAATGTCTCAGACATTTTCAGCAGACTTATCTGGTGGAGCGTTAGCTGCACAAGTTACTGACGTTGTTATTCCTGCAAACTCTCAAATTATTGACTGTGTTATTGATGTTATCACGGCAGCTAATACCTCAACAAACTTGAGTGTTGGTGATACCGTAGGTGGCGCAGCTACTATTTTGAATACATTTGCAAGTGGAACAGATGCAGGACGCAAATACCCGACTACACAAGCAGGTGCGGCATTAGCATGGCAAGATACAGGAACAGCGGATATTCGTTTAACTGTCACTGCTTCTGCTTCAACAAATGCGGGTTTGGTTCGTTTTACAATTCTGTATGCTCAAAACAATAACCTAGCGTAATAGGAGGCTAGTATGGCAGGTCCAGTACAAGCATTTAATTTTACGCAAGGAGATTCTGCGGCTGTTGTTGGCCCCGCACGTTCACGCATTCGTCAAATTGTAATATTTGCAGACGCGGCAGGAGCTTTTACAATTAAAGATGGAAGCGGTTCAGGCGCTACGTTACTTACTCAAACCTTTCCAACAGGTTTGCATCACTTAAATATCCCAGATGATGGGATACTTGCTACAAATGGTGCGTTTGTGAGTGCGTTTACAGGAAGCAGCAATCAACTGACGATCTTCCTATCTTAAAGGTGCAATATGGCTCGTAAAAGAGACAAAATGCCTGCAAGAAACAAAAAGAATTTCCGCCCCACGAAAAAGGGGGCGGGAATGACCAAAGCGGGTGTTGCTGCTTACAGACGTAAAAATCCCGGTTCTAAGCTTAAAACAGCCGTAACGGGTAAAGTTAAACCCGGGAGTAAAGCTGCTAAAAGACGTAAATCATTTTGCGCTCGTTCAGCAGGGCAAATGAAGAAGTTTCCTAAAGCTGCAAAGAATCCCAACTCACGTTTAAGACAGGCTAGAAAAAGGTGGAAATGTTGAACAAACAAGTCACGATAGCTCTCATAACAGCTTTCATCCTTGGCGTTGGAGGTGTTGGTTATAGTTGGGCTGATTGGGTTACAAAGACTCTTATTGCAGTAGACAAGAGAACAGAGGTTATGGCCTCTCAAATTAGTTTTATCAAAGAACATATGGAGAGAAATTATGGCAATGTCGAGGGCGCAAATGCGACAACAAGTTTCCAAGCCACCTTCAAAAAGTAAAAAAACGCCGAAAGGCTTAACTTACTATAGAAAAGGTGGAAAAGCTTCTGCAAAATCAAAAGGTAGTAAGATCTGTCCAGAGGGAAAAGCGTGGGCGAAAAGAACGTTTGATACATACCCTTCAGCATATGCAAATTTAGCAGCGTCTAAATATTGTAAAGATCCCAACTACGCTAAGAAGTCCAAAGGCGGCAAGCGAAAGGGCAAATAATGATTAGCAAACAAAAAAAATCTTCTGTTAAAAAAGTTATAAAAGGTTTGAAAAAAGCCTCAAAATTACACGCCAAGCAAGCAAAAAGCTTAAAAAAGGTTATTAAACCTAAAAAAAGGCGTAAATAAATGGGAGAGCTTAAAAAATGGTTAGACCAAAAATGGGTAAGGATAGGTACAGATGGTAATATCAAAGGTCCGTGCGGTACTTCAAAAGATAAAAAGAACCCTGACCGATGCCTTCCGGCATCTAAGGCACGTTCTCTTTCTAAAAAGGATAGAGCAGCGACTGCAAAGAAAAAAAAGAAAGCAGGATCAAAAGGCAAAACAGTCGTTAAAAACACCAAAAAAGCAGAAGTCAAGTTCGCAGAAAAAGGTGGTGAAATCAAACAAACAAAATCAAAAAGGCCGTTCAGAGGAAAGGCCAAAAAAGGCACAGCCGTAGCAAGAGGTTGCGGCGTAATTATGGCGAATCGGCGTAAGCGCACAAAGGGTGCTGTTACACAATCTTGAAAGGAGAAGACTTATGGCGATGAAAAAGAAAGGCTACCGTAAAGGTGGCAAAGTAAAAAAAATGATGAAAGGCGGTTCTGCAGGAGGTAAAAAACCTAAGAGAATGATGAAAGGTGGTGCCGCAGGCGGTAAAAAGACCCGAATGATGAAAAAGGGTGGAGCCGCAGGTGGTAAGAAGCCTATGATGATGAAAAAAGGTGGTAGAGCAGGCGGTGCAAAGAAAATGACCGTGGCACAACTCCGCGCTGCTGCTAAAAAAATGGGGTACAAAGTAACTAAATCCTAATGCCTTATTTACATAGCAATATACCCTATTTTAAAGCATGGGTTCGCCGTGAATACACTCATAACCATGAAGAGTATCACGGCGAATTTTTACATGCTATGGTTGTTGGCGTTACATCAATGCCAAACAGGTGTCTTAGCTTTCAGGTTATTTTCACTGGTAGTGAAGCTGAAGGTGAAGAAGAGGATACAGTACACGGTGGAGCAATGTGGGCTAGAATGCCTATAACCGCGTTAGTTGCCGACATTCCTTTAGATGAATGGCCTGAACCAATGGAAACTTATGATGCACAGCCTTGGGATTGTGCTTCGTATAATCATGCAGTGTATGTAATAGACCGTGCTACCCCATGCCCTTGGTTGGCAAAGGTAGACGGTGAAATGCATCCTGCTAAATACCTTTTTACAGTTGATTATGCAGAGAGCGAGATAGCAGACGATCCTGCACAACATAAGCAAAGTCACGTTTTACAATTACTGGACGCGGGAGAGTGGACAGGTAATATCGTAGCTTTACCAAATAACAGAGTAAGAGTAACGCACCCTGCATGGTTTCAAGCGGGAGAGGGTGCGCCTGATTTTAAACCTTCACAACATATACACTATTCAAAAAGTGATTTAGACTATACATTGGATGTAAATCGCATTTTTGATAATCTTTATAACGAGGAATAAAAATGGCTGTATCAGGATCAACAGACTTTGAATTAGATGTAGCTGAGTATGTAGAAGAAGCCTTTGAACGTTGTGGTTTAGAGGCTCGTACAGGCTACGACCTGAAAACAGCCAAAAGATCTCTTAATCTGATGCTTGCTGATTGGGCTAATCGCGGTCTAAATCAGTGGACTATAAAGCAGAGAACACAAGCATTAACAACGTCTGATGGTGAATATGACATGCTAACAGACGTTATTGATGTTCTTTCCGTTGTTGTAAGAAGGGACGGAACAGACTTTACAATGGATAGGATTAGCAGGGATACATACCTTGCTATTCCTACAAAAACCACAACAGGAAGGCCAACGCAGTTCTTTTTGGATAGACAATTAACACCGAATTTAAAAATATGGCCTTTGCCAGAAAATAGCACAGACGTTCTCGTTTACGACTGTTTAACAAGAATAGATGATGCTGATGCTCAAGTTAATACAATGGATATACCTTTTAGATTTTATCCATGTTTATCAGCAGGTTTGGCCTATTATATTGCTTTGAAACGTGCTCCAGAGCGTGTGCAGATGTTAAAAGCGGTATATGAAGAAGAAATGAGAAGAGCGATTGATGAAGATAGAGATCGTGCTTCTTTTCAAATTACACCAAGTTTAGGAAACTATCGTATTGTCTAAATTTGCAACAGGAAAACATGCTTTTGGCATATCAGACCGATCTGGATTCAGATATCGGTTAAAAGATATGCGTAAAGAATGGAATGGTTTGCTTGTTGGTAGAGATGAATGGGAAGAAAAACACCCTCAATTACAACCACTTAGGGCTATTCCTGACCCTCAAGCATTAAGAGATCCAAGGCCAGAGCAGAATTTAGATGAGCAAAGAGATATACAGTATGGATACGATCCTGTTGGATTTAGAGATATACCCGGAATAACACCACCAAATAATTTAGTTGCTCAAGGAGAGGTTGGAACTGTTACGATAACCATATCAGACACAGGTAATGAATCAGCTAATCCCACGGGAGTTTCTGCAACAGGACAAGTTGGCTCTATTTCTTTTGCACCAAAGTTTGACAGTACATCCGTTACGTTAGACTCAACATCAGATACATTTGACGAGGGATAAAATATGGCAAAACAAACAGTGGGTATTGGCTCATCTGCTAACGACGGAACAGGAGATACTCTTCGTGCGGGTGCAGATAAGATTAATGATAACTTTAACGAAGTGTATGCTGCTCTTGGAAACGGCACAACTCTTACAGACATAATTGATTCAAATGGATTACTAAACGTTAGTTCTGGTGCAAACAAAATTGTCTTCTACTATGCAGCTTTGAGTGATCTTCCAAGCGCGTCAACATACCATGGCGCTGTAGCGCATGTGCATGCAACCGGGGGACTGTATTTTGCGCACGGAGGGGTGTGGATTCGACTTAATGATGAGACAACTGGCCCTGTTACTAAGTACACAGCAGGTACAAGCGGTTCATCTGCATATACTTTTACTGGTCCCGGGGCTACTGCGGGTAACAATCCAAACTTTACTTTTTACAAGGGTCACACCTATCTTATAGACAACACTGCAAATGTAAGTAGTCATCCTTTGCAAATAAGAACATCTAATGGCGGTTCTGCTTTTACTACAGGGGTTACAGAAAACTTTAACTCAACAACGGGACTAACACAATTTATCGTGCCGCATGAACCAAGTGATACATCTCTAGTATATCAATGCACAAATCATAGTGCTATGGTAGGAAACATAACAATAGTGTGATGACATGAGCTTTACATACGATCAACTTAAAACAGCTATTCAAGATTATACAGAAAATGATGAAACAACTTTTGTAAATAATCTTGCATTATTTATAAGGCAATCTGAAGAAAGAATATTAAAAAACGTACAGCTTAGTTTATTTCGTAAAAATGCCACAGCTTCTACGACTGCTAGTAATAAATATTTAGCTTGTCCCGGAGATTTTTTAGCACCGTTTTCTCTTAGTCTTGCAGGAACAGACGGAGATAAGTTTTTTATAGATTTTAAAGATCCAAGCTTTTTACAAACATATACCCCAGATTCTACGACTACGGGATCTCCAAAGTATTATGCTGTTTTTGATGTTGATAACTTTATATTAGCGCCAACTCCAAACACTACATTTACTGCAGAGCTTCATTATTTTTACCGTCCTGCAAGCTTAACTGCGGGATCAGGTAGTGGAACTACTTGGCTCAGTATAAATGCTGAATTATCGTTGTTATATGGAGCACTTGTTGAAGCTTACATTTTTATGAAGGGCGAACAAGATATGATGGAATACTACGATAAAAGGTTTACAGAATCTTTATCTGGTTTAAAAATGCTTGGAGAAGCGAAAGAAACAACAGATGAATATCGAACAGGAAAAGTAATTAGGGCAAAACAATAATGTTTAAAATTGATGTAAATGTGCCACAGCATGAACAAATTGTGGGTGTGAGGACAACAGAAAACAGGGGATTTAGCCCTGAAGAGTTGGCTGAACAATGTGTAGAAAAGATAGTTTTGGTTTCTGATACGGCTCATCCAAGTATCAGAGATCAAGCTCGTGCTTTTTCAAAGCATGTAGAAAAGCTTGTTGCATATTACATGAGGCAAGCTATTCGCAGTGACCGCACAACTGTGTATAACGCAATTAAAGATGCGGGTCATCCCCAACTGGCTGAACTTATAAGGAGACTTTAATATGGCCTTTTCTGGAAACTTTATGTGTACTTCTTTTAAGCAAGAATTGCTTGTGGGTAGTCACAATTTTACAAACGGAAGTGGTGACACATTTAAATTAGCTTTGTATGATAACAATGCTTCTTTTGATGCCTCTACCACAGCATACACTTCATCTAACGAAGTAAGTAACTCTGGCTCGTATAGCGCGGGTGGAGGGGCGTTAACAAACGTAACACCTACAACTTCTGGAACAACTGCTCTAACAGATTTTGCAGACAAGACGTATACCTCTGCAACAATCACTGCTCGTGGTGCATTGATTTACAACACTACTACAGGTGGCGGATCAGGAACAACGGATACAGTTGTGGTATTAGATTTTGGATCAAACAAATCTTCTACTTCTGGCGATTTTCAGATTGTGTTTCCAACGGCTGACGCAAGTAGCGCGATTATTCGTATCGCGTAAGGCAGTCTTCCCGTGACAAACATCACAGGTTGGGGGCGTGGATCATGGGGCGAGGGCGCTTGGAATGAAGCGGTCCCTGTTCGCGTTGGTCACACTCTCAACGGTTGGGGTGAGTTAACTTGGGGTGAAACCTCTTGGGGTGGTGAGAAATCTACCCTTGCTGCAATGCAAGGTCAGGTTGGCACCGCTGTTGTTCGAGAGGATATATCTACATCTGTCACTGGATTAGGTGCTACCGCGAGTGTTGGTAGCGTTACTGTGCAAGGCAATAACACCGTAAATCCTGCGGGTCTTGCGGCTACAGGGGGTGTTGGGCAAGTCACTCTTGTAACAGAGCAGAATGTCCCGCTTACAGGATTACAAGGCACAGGTTTTGTTGGCACGGCTACAGTTGTTCAAGGTGGTGGTGTTGATGTTATTGTTTCAGGACTGTCGGCTACATCTGCGGTTGGATCTGGCACGAGCATAATAATTGGTGTAAACGTACCGCCCACAGGCATTGCAGCCACAGGTGGTGTAGGCTCTGTCACGATTAGCGAAGGTGCCGGAATTGATGTAACGCCAACGGGTATTGCGGCTACGGGCGGCGTTACTGAACCAACTATAATTGGTACCGCACCAAATGTTGCGGTAACAGGTATCGCAGCTACGGGGACTGTTGGACCTGTTACAGTTTTAACATCACAGGTTGTACCAGTTTCGTCAGATAACTTGATTGCAACAGGTTCTGTAGGTACAGTAACGGTACAGACAATTAGTAAAGCAGAGGTTACTGGTGTTAGCACTAGCGCATTAGTTGGTTCTGTGATAGTTTACGAAACAATAGTTCCTGCACCGGGTACTTCTTGGTCAAATGTGGGTCCAAATCCGGGCAGCACATGGACAGAGGAAACACCAAGTCCGGGGACAACTTGGACAACGATAGGCGAAGCAGCGTAAAGGTAAGGAAATATGGCAACCTATACAACAAACAGCGGCATCAAGAAGATTGCCACGGGTGACGAATCTGGA